GGGGCCCCCGGGGGGGGCCCCCCCCGCGCGGAACAGTCGACGATCTGCCGAAGTGCCGGGCGTGCACGCATCGCGCACGGATTTCAGAAATTCGCCCATGCAGCCAAAGGAGCTGCCAGGCTTGCGGTCTTGCATGCCGTTTTCTGCCCGGTTACGCCCCTCACTCTCTTGACGCTCAAGGTCGCGCATCAGCAGCGCCTCCCGCGCCTGCAACGTATCAAGCAGCGCGCTCTGTGCCGTGACCTCCTCCAGAGTAGCGTCGGGATTTCTGGCCAGCTCAACGCCGCGCTGCTGTTGCTTGCGCAATTCATTGCGAATATCCGAAAGCGCCTGTTTGGTTTCCAGAATCGTTGCCATCCTCGTTTCCTCCATTCACATCAAAAAGTTTGTCTGTTTCCAAGCCGTCCGCGCAGGGCAAGACGCTCGCGCGCCTCCTCCAGCAAAGCATCGGCTCCTTGGGTATCCTCATGTATCGCATGAGAAGCGTGGTTTGCGGAGAAACTTGCTTCTTCCAGCTTGAGGCACACGGCTGCAATCGCGTCTTTCAAGCGGTCGTCATACACGGCAGCTCCCTTTTTCCTGCTGTACAGTCCATTAACGACGCCTGTTTTTTCTGAATTGGCATTGCGGATGGTATCGGCAAACCCCAGCCGCACTGCCTCCATCGGCGTCATATAGGTTTCCTCATCCATCATCCGCGCTATTTCCTGCCGATCCAGCCCGGTTTTCAGCGTATAAGCATTCACGATGGTTTCCTTCACCTTGTCCAGCACGTCGGCTGTGCGCCTGAATTGACTTGCCCTGCCCCCTTCCAGGCTGGTGATGGGGTCGTGGATCATCAGCATGCCAACTGGAGTGATCTCCACGCGCTTGCCTGCCATGGCAATCACGCTTGCGGCGCTGGCGGCAATGCCATCCACAATCGTTGTCACGACACCCGTATGCTCTTTCAGCGCGTTGTAGATTCCTGCCGCTGCAAACACGCTTCCGCCATAGCTGTTAATCCACACATTGATGGCCCGGCCCTTTCGAGCATTCAGCTCGTTGCGCAGCATGTTGGGGCTGGTATGAGGCAGCTCAAACCATTCATACAGCCACGCTTCTTCATCATCTACGATTTCCCCGTCGATGCGCAGCTCGTCCACACCGGGAGCGACCTCATTTTTGAAGCTCCAAAACGTCGCCAATTATTTCATCTCCCCTTTCAAAAGCGTTTCCAGCGGCACAAGGTCACGGCTGCCCATCAGTTTATCGCCAAAGGGATCGGGCGGAAATCCCTCGCTTTCACGCACTTCGTTCGGACGCATCCACCCGCCGCGTATCGCTTTTTGGTACATTTCCGCCATTGTCTGCATGTCTGCCCGCATCATAGCACGCAGATCGCTGCGAAACGCATAGCCCTGCCTCCGCTCTCCCAGGGTCAGCCTTTTCAGGTTAAATTCGGCTTCCCACTGCGCGATGACGGGCATAATGGTCAGATCAATAAACTCCCTTTTGCTCTGCTCGGCTGTCGAGTAGCTTGTATCGGTGTAATCGCCCAGCATGTGCGGCGGAATATTGTACACCGTCGCCACCCGGTTCTTGCTGATCCGCTCCACATCCAGCACGCGCGGGTCGACCGGGCTGCCGGTCAGCGCGGTTGCCGTTATGCCGCCCTCCAGAACCACCAGCCTGCCGCCGCTTTTTCGGTATGCTTCCAGGAATTTGTTGATCGCCGCTTCTTTCTTCTGGTCGCTAAGTCCTGTCCCCGGTATGTTCAGCACAACGCCGGTATTTACGCCGTCAAGCTGGGTCAGGGAAAATTCCTTGATCTGCCGGTCGTAGTCTAGCGTCCCGGCCAGCACATCTACAGGCCGAATGGCGCGCTCCCCGTTTGCGCTCATATGGTGCAGGGCGATCATGCTTGAGGAATGCACCATTGCCGGTACGCCATCATCCAGCGTAAACCGATACCAGATTTCCCGCGTCTGCTGATCGCGCATTGGCGTTACTCTCGCGGCATCCAGCACATCCATGCTGGATACGCCCAGGCCATCCTCGGTCGGCACCAGCAGCGCATAGGCGCTTCCCTCCACATTGCGGAACGCTTCCATCGTCTGCCGAAAGGTGAATGGATTCATGGTGGCGTTGGGCGTGTAGGCCACCTGGATTTCGCGGGGATCATCCCTGACGATCTCCATGCCCTTGTACAAATGCATGGGGATCATGGCAATGGTGTTGCTGATCCGGCTTACAGCCGCATAAATGGCCTCACTGTTGGCCATCGTCCAGTCGGCGCGCGTGCGGTTCACGTTTCGCATCTTGCCATAATCCGGGCTGTTGGCAGCAGGCTTGTCACGGGCGTTTTTGAAAGGCCACATTCAGGCGCTTCCCTCCTAGTCATACAGGCTGTACACGGTCACTTGCACATCCCGGTCGGTATTGTCCAGCGGATTGATGCGCAGGTACTCGACGTGCGCATTGAGAAACGCCATAAAGCCGTCGATCTTTCGGTACCTGTCGCGTTTGGTCGGATACCAGTTTTCCTTCTCCTGATCGTAAAAGTTTCGACGCAGCCGGACGTTCCCAAGATACCAGCAGAACAGTGGGTTCCGGTTCATCACGATCTTTCCGTCCAGCAGCCTTTCGCGGATATCCTTCATGGGCGCATTGCATGTGATGGCTCCCTGCCTTACCACCTCGCAGGCAAAGCCATGTTCCTTAAGCATTCGTACAAGCGTGGTTGCCTGGGCCACATCGTAACCGATGGTGACGATGTTATACCTTTCTCCCATTCGCTTAAACCAGTCAAATACCAGCTCTTTTTCGATATACTCTCCCGGCACGATGCTCAGCAGGCCCTGCATGGCATATTCATAGTAGGGCAGCTTTTCATTGTCCAGCTGTACTTTTCGTTCCGGCACCCATGTATGAGGCAGCACAAATATGCGCCCATCGTCCAGCTCAAATTCCAGCACGGCAGCCGTATGGTCCTCCGTATTGGAAAGGTCAAATCCGCCATAGCAGTCGCGGCCTTCCAAACTGCTGATGTCGATTACATCCCGGTTGCGCTCAATCACGTCATAATCTACGAATACGGCTTCGCCGCTATTGGTGAAAATGTTGAGCTGCTTGTTGATAAAGTCGCTTCGTTCCTGTGGCACCAACTTGGAACGTTCCCAATCACTCACCAGGTCCTCCATCCTCAGTAGCGCACCCAGGCTCGGATTAGCTTTAATCCATGTGCTTGTATCCTCGATATCATCCTCCTGATCCAGCTCGCAGATAAACGCGAAAAGCCGGTCGCTGATTTCCTGTCGGAGCTGCCCGCGCATGGCGTCAGTGAACAGGTTGTAATAATGCATAAGCGGCCCGTCCAGCACCGTGCCCATCGTGGTGATGTACAAAGCAAGCGGCTGTCGGCGTTTCTTCATGGCGCGCTTGATGACATTTATCAGCTTGAAGCCATGAAATCCATGTAGCTCATCAAAGATAGCAAGATGCGGGTTCAAACCGTCTAGCTTTCGGCTGTCACTCGCACGGTGCTGGATTCTGCCACCTGTCGCGTCGTAATGAATGCCATCACGCAGCACACGGAAGTGCGGTGACAGCTTGGGGCTTGCGCGAATCTGCGCCTGACACTCCTCGTAGACGATGCCCGCCTGTTCCTTTGAATTGGCAAGCAGATAGATGTCCGCTCCGCGTTCCCCATCCTTACTGGCTCCATAGGTCGCGTTTCCCGCCACCATGGTGGATTTTCCGTTTCCGCGCCCTACAACGATAAGTCCCTCGCGGAAGCGACGCAGCCCGGTTCGTTTGTCCACCCAGCCGTACAGGCTTCCTTCTACGAAGCACTGCCAGCCCAGCAGCCGCATCTTTCCGTACTCGCCCTTTGTAGGCGATAAAAAACGCTCCATAAACTCTATGGGGCGCGCAGCTTTTGCTTCGTCGAAGCGCCAGGGATAATCCGGCGAACGGCTCTTTTCCAGATCGTCAAAATGGCGCTGGCATGCAAGCCGCACCTTTTCACCCATGGGGATGGTTCCGTCAAGCACGTCGCGCGCATACTGGTGGACGCGGGCGGCAGTCTTGTTTTCAGAAGTTGTTAAACTCATCGTCAGCGGTATCAGGCGTGACACGCTGGCTGGAAGGTGTCAGTTTCAGTTCGTTCATGTGCTTGCGCTGCTGTTCGGCCAGGGCGCGGGCGGCCTGCACAGCCTTGTTTTCGCGCCAGAAATGCTGGCGACCGTTGCGAAATTCCTCCATCACGCCACATTTGTTGATATTTTCATAATAAGCGCGTTTGCTTTGTTCCATAACGGCGATGTCGCAAATGATCGTCTGGGCGCTGGCAGGGATCGCTCCATACAGGCGTTCGTAGTCGCTGCACAGCCCATCGTACATTTCCATGGCGCAGGGGTCCCTGAGGTTCTCAAAATGTTTTTCGCGCAGCTGTGCGTTCATGCTCTCACCCTTTCAAATGTCGATGATTCGTATGCCTTTGCAGATATCCGGTAAACCTGTTTCGGGCTTTTTCTTTCCCTTTTCAGGATGCTCGCGATTATGGCAGATGTCACACAGGCTTTCCAGGTTGTCAAGATCAAGCTCAAGCTCTGGATATTCCTTTCGGGATTTTTTGTGGTGCACCATCACAGCAAGTCTGGGCTTTTCACCGCCGTTCATAAATCGTTCCATGCAGCGCACGCACATGCCATGGTCCCGGCGCAGGGCTTCGGCGCGCACGGTCCGCCATGCCTTCGATAAATAAAACGGATCGGCTTGTTTTCTTTGCATATCTTGTTCCACCCGGATATGCGGCGGCGGCCATGCCATCCAGGCAAGGCCGCCATACCATTCTTGAAAAGCGTCTGCGCAGACGCTTTTGAAACCAAAGAGGAACGATGCAAGCTCCATAACCCGCATCGTTCCTTATCCCTTCGGCCAGCATAACCATAACACAGTGTCAATGGTTTCCGCAAGGTATCCTCAGGGTATCCTTATGGTATCCTATGGGTATCCTATGGGTATCCTTTGGGTTTCCTGAGGGTATCCTAAAGGTATCCTGGGGCTATCCTCATGATTTTCGCACTCCGTCCTGCTTGATCTGATCAATATACCAGTCCGGCAAATGTTCATAAACCGAAGCAATATCGATTTCTTCAAGTCTTGCTACGGCTTCCGCCTTCTTTCGCTTAACATAGTTGACCGTGAAGTGCAGCGAACAGGCGATTTCACCAACAGTCTTTCTTGCCAGATAGTATCGATACAAGATGGCGCACTCCGTTTCCGGCAGTGTATCCAGCAGCTTGCAGGCACAGTAATTTTCAGCCATGTACTCGCGTTGCCGCTGATCACGCTGCTGTCTGCAATCCGCTATCTCTACGGCGAATTGTGAAACAGGATCGCATGCCGTTCCCTGCGCGCATCCTACACGGCCTATGCGAGCCGAGCTGTCTGTCGCGCATGCTCTGTAACGCGCAATACGCTGGTCCAGCCGTTCAATCTCACCGGCTGCGCTACGGCATCTGTTCAGGATTTCCATGGCGTTCATCCTGCATCCCTCCCTGTGCCGGGGTCGGTGCTTCTGGGCGTCAGGAATTCCACTTCATCGGCCAAAAGATCAAGCGATGCATGGGTACTTCCGTCGCCACCCGTATACCCCCGCGCCGATATTGCACCGGTAACGCACACCTTTTTTCCCTTGGACAGGTATTTTACGCAGTTCTCGCCCAGTGTGCGCCAGGCCGTCACACGAAAGTAATCCGCTTCCGGATGGCCGTCTGTCCGCACCTTTCGGTTTACGGCAACCGTAAAATTGCAAACAGACGTTCCATCCTGTGTCGTGCGTAGCTCCGGGTCGCGGGTCAGGTTTCCGATTATGATGAGCTTATTCATGCCGCGCCTCCTTGTCAGCCTTGCTTCTAAGTGCTCTCATGGTCTTGAAGTCATCCCACATCTTTACCTGTTCCATTGCCACAGCATATTCGCATCGTGGCAATTCCCGGATGCTGTTGACGCCGGTGGTCAGGCGCACGGCCCGCCGGATCGCGTTCGCTGCGGCTTTCTCGCATCCCTTCGCCCGATACTCCCCGCATAGCTCCACAGCCCTTTGCCGGATGGCTTCATTGATGGCGTTGGCCTGCGCTGGCGTCACCTTGGTCATAAGCCGGACCTCCCGTTCAAGCGATGCCATACGCTCGTTGGTTGCACGCAGCATATCGGCCATGCTGCGCATGATCTCACCCATTTGTCCCAGCGCCGCCTTTACCTCCGGGGACAGAGCGATGGCTTCGGCAGCCTGAACCTTCATCAGCTTTCCCTTTTCCATATTCCATCCTCCTCAATAATGACCGCGTCCAGCGCCTGGCGCGCTCCTTCCACCCATGTGGCCACCATATCAACATATTGCCGCATTTGTATGCGTTCTGCCTCAGCTATCTGTGCAATACTCGCCCCAAGATGAGGAAGAATGCCCGCAGCGCCCATAAACGCCTGCACAGCCGCTGCAAGCTCGCCACACCCGAAGGCGGATAATTCAGCACTCTCACCTCGCGCAGTCTGCACTTGCTGGTTGAGAAGCTCTTGTTGGGCGTGTTGCCGCAACTCTGCCTGCTGCTCGGCGTAACGTTCGACTTCGGCCAGCTCGCGGGTCAGTCGGTCGATCTCCGCCTGCGCCTCCGGGCTGATACTGGCAGCCGGTGCCGACGCTTTGGCGCGCGCCTGTTCCAGCTGTTCACGCAAGGCATTCATCTCTTCGGCAGCCTTTTCGACATATTCATCTGCAAGATTCTCGGCCAGCTTTGGAAGGTCCGCTTTCAAATTGTCCAGCTCGCGCTCGGCGGCTACCGCGCGGGCGATGCTCTTGTCCTTCTCGTCGGCCAGTTGGTCGGCGCGCTGCTTTTCCCGTTTGATAGCCTCTTGCAGATCCCGCAAACTCATGTCCTCTGTTGTTGCCCGCTCCGCCATCGGTTCGCGCTCCGCCTCTGGAAGCGATAAAATAGCCTGTATCTTGCTGATGGGCAGGCGCTCCATCGCGCTCCCAGCGTGTACGCATCGCGCAGCCTGCATCAGCTTCTGTGCGCTGCGTTCGCCCATGCCGGTATTTTTCCTGACCCACGCTTCCCATTGTCCATGGGGTACAAGCCCGGCCTCCTTCGCCTCGTTCAAACAACGGCCAACCTCAAGGATATTCTCATAAACCCCTTGTATATGGACCGCGATCCTGTATTCAATGTTGGCCAGCGACACGATTGCCGCTGGAGCCTCCGCCGATGGCGCAGACAGTTCGCCACGCACCATGGCGCTGTAGTCATTCCAGCTTGTTGCCTTTCCGTTTACAAGCACTTCCCAGCTTGCATTGCCCGGCCCGCTGTACCGCTTGTTTGACACATAGAGGTCCAATGCATGCTGCGCATCCTCAAACGTTTTGTATCCGTCCTTTCGGATGGACGCAGCCATCAGCTTGCGCGGCGCATGCTTGTCTTTCTGGCTCCACACACCATATCCGCCATCGGGTAGCTTTTCGACAAATAGCTGCCGCATATCAGGGTCGATGTAGGTTACTTTCATTTCCGTGGCTTTCATACTGTACCATCCTTTCCGTACAATCAAAACGGCATGTCCTCATCGCTGACCTGCACATATCCGTCCATACGAAGCTGCTCTTCAGGGGCTGGTGTATCACCGTCCAAAAAGCGCCTGGGAATCCACAGGAGACGCACGATCTTTCCACCGACGCTCTTGCTTTTGGTTGTCTTACCATCGGCATCCGGCACGATTATCCCGTCATCCCTGAGCTGTCGAAACAAAAGCCGCTTGGATAGCGGAAAGGTCATCCCCTGATCGCTGTACAGCCTGGAAACAGTTGTATAAGACATTTCTGGAAGCAGATAGTAATAATCCGCATCCACATAGCCTATCATGCCTTTTTCCGCTGTGGCGGAATGGATGCTCAGGTCCTTTACTGTCACCGTCTGGTTCACCAGCAGCTCGCTGATAGCGGAAATGAAGCGTTTGCTTGGACGTTCCTCTCTGGCCTCCTTTCCCTGCTCCGTGCTGTTTTCGACCAGCACGCGCCAGGCGTCCAGAAAATCGGCGTTTGCCTCTTCGTCCGTCATTGCCCCGACCGACACAAGGTAGTCTTGCATCATGCTGTAGCCAAGCATTATGTGGGCAAGCGCCTCCGGAGCACGTTTGTGCGCCCCCTGCGTTTCTTTGATCGCCTGGGCACGCAGCTTCAGCCATCGCGTTTCAAGCTGCTTGCTCAATCTGTCGGCGCGTGGCTGCAAAAACTCGATATACCCGCGCATTACCCTGCGCAGCACTCCCCGCTTAGCCATTTCCTGCGCCTCCGTCAGTTCCTCCGTTATCGGCACATCCTGCTGCCCGACATTCACTACATAGAATCTGGCTGTGCCGCTGTCACCAATATTCGGCATATCCTCGCCGCTCATCACTGCAACGCCGCGTGGCGGCATAGCCTCCCGCAGGCTCAGGTCCGCCTTTAATCGTCCGCGATCCGTTCCATCGCCAAATGCACGGCTCAAGCTCTGCGCAATGCTTTCCATCCTGCGCCGTTCCTGCAAGCTCGTTTCCGGGTGATAGTCATCAACCACGATCGGGCAGTCCTTAAGGATAAACGCTTTTTTTCGGATTGTATTGGAGGTGTCATCGAAGCTGGCAGGCAAATTTTTTGCATGAAATGCACCGAAATAGCTAAGTGCAAGTCCAATAGCCGTTGACTTGCGGCAGCCAGTTCCTCCGAGGATAAACAGAGCGAAACCCGGAGAATACGACGCCTGCCGCATGAATTCACACAGAGGCGCAAGAAACATCACCCCCAGGAGCGGAACCGCTAGGCGGTCGGAGATACATTTGCGCACCATCAGGCTTTGGCGCGCTGCTTCTCCCGGTTCAAGATCATCGCAGCCGTTCAGCGTGTAGTTGGCCAGCGAGCTTTCCAGGTCTACGCTCACCCCCTCGGTGCCAACCGCCCCGCCTTGATGCAGATACGTCCATTGGCCGCCGATCTTGCGCCAGCCTGTATGCGTGTACACGGTTCTTCTCTTCGCGCTTATACGGCCGACCTCGGTAATGGCATAACGCAGTTTGTCCTTAATCAGGTTGCCCGGCATGATATTGGCCGCAAAATCCCAGCTTTCCAGCACCCAATCCATCCCCTTGAATCGGGGCGCTTTTACCTGTACCTGCGGAAGCTGCTGTCCGCCCTGCGCCCAGCCGTCGATCACGAACACTTTTTCAAGGTTCACACCATCGTCCCGCGTAACGATCTGCGATGGCAGAGCCACAAAGGTGCACAGCTTCCGGTCACCGTCGTTTGTCCGTTGGCAGATGCATCCGTCCTGCACGCAGTAGCCGCCCACTTTGTCATACATTGCTGCCGCTGCTTCCATCGGGTCAAGCCATGGGGGTACGGCCTGGGGGTCAAAATCGGCGCACTCCGCCACCAGCGCATCAAAGGCTTTTTTCCCGGCCTCCTCGCCCATGATTTCAAAAAAATCCGTAATGTCGCCTTTGGGCGGCATATCCGGGCAGGCGTCTGTAAGTGCTGGCATCCTAACCCGCAACGCACAATCCTTTAGCCTGGTGGCAACATCCCAGGCATGCTTCTGCCCGGTGTAATTATTCTTTTCAACGTCGCAGTCATACAGCACCACGATATCGCCGCCGCGCAGCAATGTGGTGTGTCCATCCTGCCATTTCCCAGCGCCGCCCGGATTCGTTGTGGCCACATAGCCCAGGCGTGCCATCGTGTCGGCGTCCTTCTCGCCCTCTACCACAAATACTGGCGTCCCGTTTCGGATCGCCGACGACACTTCCGGCAGGTGGTACAATGTGCGTATCCGTACTTCATTTGGGACACTCCACACATACCCGTTCCTGGCTTCTGGGGCGTCCGGCCTGTATTGCCGCTGACGAAAGGTTTTGACCTTCTTCCCATCCGCATCCAGCTTTTCAAATCTGCAAACCTGGAACAGAACCGTGCCATCACTGTCTGTATAGTCATAGGTATTGGTCAACTTTCCTAGCCCATCGCCCGCCACTTTTGGGACTTGAGGCTTTTTCCCAACCGTATGTACTTTAGCGCCGTTGGGCAAGCGGTCAATTCGGGTGTATCCTTCGTCCAAAATCAAATCACGCGCCGTCAGTCCCAGGGCGTTGAGGATCTGTTCCCGGCTGCAACGCTTGGTCTGACAATGGAAATATACACGCTGCTTTCCATCCTTGGGGCTTGCTTTCGCGCAGACCGTAAGGCTTGGGGTGCCGTCATCGTGTGCCGGACACCGCGCCACATAGTTCCCGCTGGCGCTGGGTCCCTTCACATCGTCCAGCAACGCAAGAAAATCTTGCAGGTCGCGTATTTTTTCGGACATATCGCACCCCTCCTTTCTCCCGGTATTTCTTCAGCATCAGTCCACCACCGAAAGAAGGATGCATGTTGCTCTGCTGGCGCATGCCAGACATCCTCCTGGATGCGTCGCATTCCGCGCGGCTGTCAACACCTTCACCTTTTCCTCCTGCATATCGATCTCCCGTTCAAGCCATTTCAGTCGGCTATTTCCTTCCACTGCAAGGTGATCCTTGTATGCAGCCCGCAGCCGATCAAGCTGTGCGCGTTCGGCGGAAAGTTCCATGCAAATTCTCATTTTCAGCGTTCCTTTCTAAAGCGCCCGTATCATTTCCCGGCGCTTTCTCGCCATTTCCTCGGCATCCTGTTGCTGGGCTTGCGATTCTCCCGCAAAGGTATAATCACTGTTTTGCCGCTCCATCCAGGCAACGAATTCTTCAAGGCATATCCGGTATCGGGTGCCAGTCGAGCCCCAGCGGTGCACTGGAGCTCCTCGCTTGACACATCGGCTGATGGTTGTAGTAGACAAGCCCAATGCCGAAGCCGCTTCCTTTGGGGTCAGGTATTTGCGCGGCATCATCGTCCCTCCTGTATCTCGTATTCTTTCACGGGTTCGTCCCTGTCTGTCAATAGGCGATCAAGCGTGCAGTCAAGGGCATGCGCGAGCTTGACCGCTGTGTCAAGGCTTGGATTTTTCTTCCCTTTTTCCAGCTGTTGAATAAATTGTTGAGATACACCGACTTTTTTTGCTAACTCACGCCTGCTCAACTTTTTTTCCATTCTAATAGTAAAAATTTTTTCGCAAAACAACTAAACATCACCTCGATTTCAACTTCACGTTGATTATAATAAACCAAAGGTTGAAAGTCAATACAACCACGCAACTTTTTTTCTATTGCTGTGTTAAACCGTCGGTTGTATAATGTCAATAGATAGGAGGTGATAGTATGTCACTTGGTTCTCAGATCAAATATTATCGTCAAACCCTTAATATGAATCAAGCAGAACTGGGAGAGGCGCTTGGCGTCAGTGCTCAAGCCGTTTCAAAATGGGAAAATAATAAAGCAGAGCCTGACAGCAGCACTCTACTCAAAATGTGCGATATTTTTGATATTGACGCCAACACTTTGCTGGCACATGGGAACCCAAACAGTCAATTTCAAGAGACTCTTTATCGCCGTCCCGGTATGCGCATCCTTTTCGACGCTGCAAAAGACGCTCCCGACGAAGTGCTTCAAAAGACGGCTGATCTTCTGGAGGCAATGAAAAATGGGCAGGTCAAATAAACCCACCCTGACTGATAGTGACTACTGTGTGCGTCTCATCGATCTCGATCCTACCGTCCGAGGTGTCACAGCCATGGATAACGACGGCTTTGCCAGTGTATATATCAACTCGCGACATTCGTATGATCGGCAACGAAAGGCGTTCATCCATGAAATAGAGCATATCTTGCATGACGATTTTGACAATGAGAATTGACCAGCATGAAATATCTCAAAGATAATAGGAGGTTACGCAAGTGCCTGTTTTAATTCCTGAAAACACGGCAGAGGGATTTGAACGCTTTTTTGAAAGCTGGCGGGATATGCTTCTTGAATCCTATGACGATTCGGATACCTATGCTGTCAATTCCACAAATGGTGGTCTCACTGTATCGCTGTATGGCTCGATGATTTTTCGCCTGTTGCACCGCGCCGCCGCACCCCATATGTTCGTCCCTGCGACTGTTCTTAAACTACCAAACGCTCCCCAGCCATCGTTTGCCCCAGTGTACCGTATGATTTATAAAGGCAGCAGCGACAATCGCATGCTGGACGGATATGCTTTCGTCTTGGATGCCACATTCGATTTTAATGCGTTCACACTTTGGTCAAAGCAAATGAAAGCCGTCATGTTTCGTTCCCTGGGAAGCGATGTGTTTGGCTGCTGCAATGACTTTGAACGCTGTTCGGACGCCGGTGCCTGCCTCCATCCTCATGAAGTGTTTTATAACCACTGCATGTATCGGGATAATTTAGAAGCTGGTCGTATCTTTTACGGAAAAAACAGAACAGTATAAGGGAGAGCGTTTATGGACTTTATCGCTGTAGATTTTGAAACGCCCAATAGAAAAAACGACAGCATTTGCTCCATGGGGATTACGCTTGTAAAAAACACGCAGGTCGTATGGTCACGCTCTACGCTGGTCAATCCCCGTGCAGTTTTTGACGATCGCAATATAGGCGTTCACGGTATCACCCGACAGATGGTCAAAGAATCTCCTACCTTTGCGCAGATATGGCAGGAGTATGGCCGCTATTTCCGGCATTATTCCGTTGTCATGCACAACGCTGGTTTTGATGCATCCGTTCTTAAAAAAGCGGCAAAGCGCGATGGCGTATCCCTGCCGCCCATGGATATTTACTGTACCATGCGCCTTTGCGAAGAAAACTATGGCTTTGAACATCTTTCGCTATCTTCCATCTGCGACCATTTCGGTTTTTGCCTCAACCACCACAATGCCGAGAGTGATGCGTTCAACACAGCCATGATCATGCTCCATCTCTTAAATGACGAAACCACCTGCATCCATGCATTTTGTACAACCGAAGCGCAGGATGCACAAATACCCTCCCATTCTCCAAATTTCACCGCAACTTCTTTATCTATGGCGTATCCCAATGCCTCCGGTGAAATGGTCCAGCCCGATTGTAATTATACCTCCGGCCCCCTTCTCCCTGCCCAGTTCAAAAGCATGTGCGCCGTATTTACCGGCGACATTCCCGGAATCAGCCGTTCGCAGGCTCGTGCGTTCGTCGAAAGCATGGGTGGCCGTGTAGCTTCAAACGTGTCCCGCCGCACCACCCACCTCATCATCGGCCAAGAGGATCTCGGCATTGTCGGGACGGATGGCAAATCCGGCAAAATTGAAAAAGCTGAATCACTGATTCAGGAAGGCTGTAAAATTGCGCTGGTTCATGCATCGGTCTTTAAGGATTTTTATCAAACTGAATCAAACACCCGCTTCAAGGACGTTGATTTGGGTGCCCTTTCACACTGAGGGTATCTATCCAACGTCTAACACATTTTTCAGGCGGGCTAGCACGACTTACACCAGCCTGTCACATGCAAAAAAGCCCGCAATCCCATACGTCATACGGGATTGCAGGGCAAACTAACACATTATCACGAAATATTTTATATATATACCCTATACGATATTTTCGGAGGTACGCCATGGCGTCCGTTACTAAAAGGGGCTCCGTATGGAGTGTACGCTATCGTGTCACAGATGACGCGGGAAACATAAGCATGAAGCGTGTAAGCGGATTTGCTACCAAGGAACAGGCGTGGGAGCAGGCCCGAAGGCTGGAGCGGCAATCCAACGCTGGCATTGATGTCCATGGAGACAGCATGACCTGCGGCCAGCTTATGGAACGCTGGTTTGCTGAGCACTGCGTCAACCATGTAGCCGCAACCACTCTATCAAAATACTCGGATGGAATCGATCGTATCAGCAAGCACCCGGTCTATACTCTCCAGATCAAGCGCGTCAATGCGCAGACGCAAAAAAGGCTCATTGATGATCTGCGAAATGGTACACTCACAGGCAGGCCCATTTCAATACGTACCGCCATGAGCCTGATGGAGCCGTTGCGCCTGTCCATGTCATGGGGTGTCAGACATGGCTATATTCCGGTCAACCCGCTTTCATCTGCCCAGCTTCCGAAGACGCCAAAGCGCAAGCAACGGATTCTAAACCAGCGCGACATTGATGATCTGTGTATGTCAACGGAAGGTCACCCCTTCCGCATTCCGCTAATGCTTGCGCTTTATGGTGGACTCCGGCGTGAAGAAGCTGCCGGGCTTCAATGGGAGAATGTGGACTTTGATCGCAATACCATTACGATCATCGATGCAACCACAAGAACAGCCTCCGGCAGGACCATCCATAAGGACACGAAAAATACATTCTCCCGTCGTACCATCAGCATGCCGCAATTTGTCATGGATGAATTAAAATCTATTCCTAAAACCAGTCCTTTCGTTTGTGTATCACGAACCGGTGCTCCATATGCGCCAGATAGCTATCCCCAGGCCCTTAAGCGTCTCATCCACGGTATCAACAAGCAGCGAAATGGAACCGCTATTCCACCCATGCCAGAAGCAACTTACCATGATCTGCGGCATACGCATGCAGCCATGCTCATAAAGCTGGGCACACAACCCAAGATCATTCAGGAGCGACTTGGCCATGCATCTATCAAAATCACCATGGATACCTATGGCTATCTTATGACCGGCTTGCAAGAAGCAGTTGCCGATGCTCTCGACACCCAGCATAGGGTGGGCACAGGTGGGCACAAAAGTGGGCACACACAAAAGCAAGGATATGATGAATAAAGGGTTTCAATGCCATCATTTGCAAGAATATTTCAAAATGAGATAGTCATAAAAACCTTATACTGCAACAAATTCGCAATTCATAATACTATTGACATCGTGGAGGTCATAGGTTCGAGCCCTACTAATCCCACCATTGTAAAAGCGCTTAATCCATAAGGGATTGAGCGTTTTTCTTATGTTATGGAAAAGCATCTTCAATACAACATCTGCTCTTTGGTCATCTGATTAATCCATGCGGGATTTTATCAACCTTTATGGCATTACAAGGTGCGTTCACTCAACCTGATCTGTCCGGTTTATCAAGAAATAATAGGCATAAAAAAAGCGCCGGTTACCC